AATTATTGTCTGAAAAAGTAGGTCTAAACACACACGATATGAGGAGTCTTCGGACTCCTCATATTTTCTTTAGCAGCCAACTTATAATTAATATAAAATTTCTCTTTTCATTTTATAAGAAAGGAGGCTAATCTTATGGCCGTAATGTATGGTAAAACACAGACCACAATCTACTATCATATGAGTACGACTAATAAAAGTTTCCTGGAAGTTTCAAATTATTTGAAAGAAACTGGTATAGGAAACTATAGATTTATGCTCGTATTGCTAGATCCTGATTTGGCCAGAATTGATCCTCATGATCCTAATTTAAATTCGATCATGAAACAAAAAGTTTTACGAGAATGTATATATAATCCATGGTACTTTTTCAGAGAAGTTGTTCGTATTCCAGACTCTGGTCAAAAGACTGGTGTTAAATTCGAATTAACCCGTGGAAATTTAGCTCTTCTTTTCTGTCTGATGATGAATTTGAATATTTTCTTAGAGCAGCCTCGTCAGACAGGTAAAACTATTTCGAGTCTTGCATGGTATTTGTATTTGTTTAATTTTGGAACGGCAAATGCTGAAATGACATTCTTAAATAAGAAATTTGAAGACTCTAAATTAAACTTGCAGCGTATTAAAGATATACGTGAACTGCTACCAAGTTATCTTGTTATGGACCAGGCCTTTGGACCGGATGGTGTAAAGGTTAGAGGAAAGAATAACGTAGAGACTATGCAGCACCCAGTTAATAATAACCGTATTAGAACAGTAGCATCTGCAAGAAACAAAGTTGCAGCAGCCAGCCTAATGCGTGGTCGTACAACGCCTTTAATTTATATAGACGAGTATGGCTTTATTCAGTATAATACGATTATTTATACAAACATGGTCCCTGCATTTAATACTGCATCTAATAATGCTAGACGTAATGGAACTCCTTATGGTATGCTAATTACAACAACTCCTGGTATGCTTACAACAGATGAGGGTATTGAGGCATTCAACCTTAAAGAGGCTGCAACTCCGTTTAGCGAAAGATGGTATGATCTTAGCAAGGAACAAATTCAAAATATTATTGAGACAAATACGAATTCTACATTCGTATATATTAAGTATACATATCAGCAGCTTGGTAAGACTGAACAGTGGTTCAAGCAGCTTTGCATGGCGATGAATAAGAAGTGGGATGATATCCGCCGCGAGGTTCTTCTCGAATGGTCGAATTCTTCTGAAAATTCTCCCTTTAGAGCTGAAGATCTTGATACTATTAAAGGTCTATTGAGACAGCCGATTAATACAATACTTCTATTCAACAAGTATGAATTAAAGATATTTGAAAGATTCAATATTCAATATCCTCCGATTATTGGTGTTGACGTATCTGGAGGATATCAAAGAGACTCATCTGCTATTACGGTAGTAGACTCTTATAGTACAAGAGTAGTTGCAGAACTCAATAGCAACTTTATTTCTACACCAGAATTAGCAATGGTTATTCACCACATCGTTTCTCAATGGTTGCCCAATGCTGTAGTAAATATAGAACGTAACGGCGGTTTTGGATCTAGTGTTATAGCACGCCTATTACAAACTTCAATCAAGAAAAATCTATTCTATACAATTAAGGATAAGGTTGTTGAAGAAAGAATAATGGGATCTGCTATTCATAAGAGAACACAGAAAACTAAAGTTTACGGATCTGATTCTACAAAAGCAGAGCGTGAAGAACTCGTTGAGATATTAAGAGATCGTGTAGAATACCATAAAGATAAAATTATTTCACCTACAATATATGAAGAACTCTGCGGCATGGAAGTTAAAAAGAATGGTAAAGTCGAACACAGTTCCAATACTCACGACGACCAAGTATTTTCATGGCTATGGGCGCTTTATGTATATTATAAAGGTGGAGACTTAATGAACAACTGGGGTATCACAAGACGTGTGCTTAGAACAGATGCAGATCTGGAAGAAGCCGTAACCGATATTCGTGAACCCCAGTCTGATATGACTCAAACTCTTGATATTTCTGATAATGAGGAGATTAATGAACAGCTCGAAGAGTTGGAAAATGCTCCTGGTCGTCAATTATATGAAGATTGGATGAAGTCTGAAACAGCAAGAGATCAAGCTGCTATGGATAGACTATTAAATGATAAACTAGTTCAGAAGACTTTGGCTGATAGGTATCATGTTGTAGTTCCTCAGGCACAGACTACTGTGCAAACTATCCCAACAGATGTATTTTTAAACTTTAACAGCGATCCTGAAGAAGAGTATATGAAGGATACTATTAATGTCGGTAATTTAAGTAAATATTGGTAATATAGATTGGAGGAGCATGTTGTTCATGCTCCTCTTAATCGTTTAACATTTATAATAAATAAAGTTTATATGGAGGTGTTATCATTATGCCAATGAATAAAATGAACGCCTTATTGAATAAAATAGAGCGTCGTCTTGGCACTAAACAGCTAAATCTTCCTGAAGATATATGCAAATCTGTTTGGGCCGAAGAAGTTATAGCTAACGAAACACTTGATACTTTTAGTAGATATTTTCCAAATTCTATGCATATACAAATTAGCCTAGCTCAAAGAAGAAGAGATGGCTATTACCTTATCGATGAATATGTACCAGAGGGTGTTGAAGTTATAGGAGTAAGAGATATAGACTGGTCTCTATTTTCAAGAGATAGTTTAAGGCTGCAAGAAGCACAAGGATATGGAACTTATGATTTTATGACAAATAATTATGGTTTAGATGATATTGCTCTCCTACAAATGAGAGCTGACCATATGTCGCTATTCAACAACCAGATCTTTGTAGAATATAGACCTCCTAATATGGTTAAGATTTCAACTGTTACTGGAGCAGACATTACGAGAGGAATGAATTCTTTTCCATTAGAAATATTTATTAAACATGCTCCTAATCTTATGACTATTCCCCCTTCTATGATGGAAATTTTTGAAGAATTGGCTGAAGCAGATGTAGCTAAATTCTTGTATGAAAATTTAAAGTATTATGAAGGATTAGAAACTGTATTTGCAAATATCGATATTAAGATTGGGGATCTTGAGAGTAAGGCTTCTAAGAGAGATGAGATTATAGAAAGACTAGATGATGCTCATGTTTCTGCTGCTAATGCGCATCAGCCTCTTATCTTTACTGTATAAAAATGATAAGGATAGAACGATTTTCGTTCTATCCTTATCATTTTTAAAAGCCGAGGTTTCGATGTGCTGCAAAATATCTCCTAAGAATTGGATCTATTAGATTCATCTTTTTAGCATATGTATCTTTATCGAGAACAAGCCTAAGATTAAGTCCTTCTCCGATACCAACAAAACACATTGTAGTTTGAGTAATCTTTTCTACTCCAATAACACGTCCATGTTTATCTTTAGTCTCTTTCTGTCCTATAACCTCATCGTAGCTAAGTCTAGAAAGCTCTAGATCTAGTTCTGGAGGGATATCATAAATATCAATGGTATAGCTACCATCACTATTTCTTGTATATTCCTTTCTCAAGGTCTTATAAGAATCTAGAACTCTTATAAAATGCTCTATCAAGTAATCCATTTTTTTTCTCCTCCTTAAAAATACAAATGTAATGTATCTGTGATATTTATTATATTTTTATAAGTATCACATGGTAAAAGCTCAATTGTTAGAGTAGCAGTTTTATTCGTATTCTGCTTATCTAAATCATTAAAAGCTTTATTAAGTAGTTTAAAATCTTCACGTAAAGCTTTTACAGCAAAATTGCGAAGTTTTTGGTATTCTACATTCTTTAAAGTAAGAGAAGAATGAACGTAATGATTTAAAGGATTCATTAAAGCTCCTTCTTTTGGCACATTATTAAAATTCCACTCTCTACCAGGATCCCAGTACATTAATGGTGCAAAAGATTCTGGACCTTTTAAAGCCTGATTGACTATTGACTTAACAACAAATTGTCCTGGATTATATGACATAATCTCAGCATCAATATCTACGAATGAGCAATATTCTAATATTGCTTTTTCATATTTTTCAACTATAGTGGTTTCTACAGCCAGATAATTTGCCATCTTTACTGTATTTACACCATACATCATATCAATCATAGCAGCCAATGCTCTTGTATCCATTTTATTTTCCATTCCGTTGAAGAATTTCATAACAAGATATCTAAGAGCAGGCTCTCTTTCATCTTTATCGAAAAATAAATGCATATTTGGATTAAACATTGTTATTGTCCTCCTTCCAAGGTTTTTATATTGTCTGGACTTCCTTGAGGAGTTACAAATCTTCCTTCTATTCCAGATGAGCCATACCTTACGCCAGATTCTTGACCCATTAGATGTGAAGGCTCCATCACAAAGCGATTTGTACCAAATTCAGGTCTTTGAATATAGTTGACCATGATCAAAGCTGCTTGATACATATTAAAGCAAGAAATTGTATAGTATAATCCCATCAATCTATCAAGATTAATGTCAATTACATTCGAATTATCACCCAGTGTTAATCTAATACCGGGTTCTTTATCATCATTGGCCATACCTCTATCAATAATAATTGGCTGAATGTGTATATACTTTTGCATTGGAAGATTTTGCATTACAAATTCTGGTACTGGAGGCATCAGAATTAGTTTACCTCTATCTCTTGCAAATAGTTTTGCATATTTATTATCAGTAAACCAGGAAATAGCTTCTTCAAGTCCTCTTTTAAATATCATATATTCTTGAGGACCAATTCTTATAAATAATTTATTTCCACTATTATCTTTTGTCATATTTTCTATCGAAAGATAATAGTCAAAACTTCTTTTTATAGTTACAAGAGTCGAAAGGCCCGGAACGCCTCTCGACGGATATTCATATTCTTTATGAAAATGAAATCTCTTTCCATTTGACATTTTGGATAGAGATACATTAAACTTCAGAATGACATTAGGACCAATAGCATAAACATCATCTGAAACTTTATCTATTTTAAAGAACTCCATTGGTTCTATTAATTCATTCGGCATGATTTTCATTCTCCTTAAAACTGTTACTTAAAAGTTGCCGAAGCATTAAAAAATAATCCCAGGTACCAAAAGGTACCTGGGATCGGCAAATGCCCAATGATTATTCATGAGACATTGTTGCCTTGCCATCTTTTCCAAACTTGATTGTGATATTTTTCTTGCTCATGCAAGGACCACAGAATCTGTAAGGAACACCCTGGCTAGAGAGTTCGAACTCAAGGGTCTGCTTATTGTACGACTTAGGTACAAAGCGGAATCTTGCGAACTGATCGATTTTCGCTGCTTCTTCGAAGAGACCAGATCTCATTGCATTGAGCAGGCGATCTCGAACGGCCTTACGAGTCTCAGAATTCATGTGACTTGTAGGCATAGTAATGATTGCTACATGCTTATTAAGCTCCATATAATCTTTTGTGTACATAGAGCTAGGAGTAAGCATTTGTGCACCTCCGACAAGAAGAGTTTTAATCAACTTAGCATCGACAACCTTCTTCTTATTGTCAGATTCTTCCTTTCCATCTCTGGAAATCATTACAGGATATGCGGGAAGATCCTCATAACCTGCTTCAACAATTGCAGGGAAGATCTTTACTCGACGATCGATGATAGCACCGGTGTCGATTGTGAATCCCTTGAAAGGATTCGGAGTAGGCTGACCTGTATACACATAGCATTCGATCAAACCACTGGGCTGGCCATTGCTTCCGGGCTTCGAAATCATCTGGACATGGACTCCGACCTCAGATGCAATCTTCTCAATATCCCTCAAAAGTCCTGCACATTGATTGAACTGAGCAATCACTGCAGAATTATCAAAGGACTGAGCAGTTTCGGGAATGGGCTCTGCATTCTCAAGAACATTGTTCGTAGGATCAGGCCAAGTCTTAGGAGGCTTAGGTGGCTCTACTTCAATATTGAGAACGCCGGGAGTAAACTCAACATTATCCGCTTCTGCCTTAGGAGGCTTGGGCTTCTGCTGAGTCGGGTTATCAACCTTATGTCTACCTCTTCCAACAACAGGCTGCTGACTTGCACCCTGCATAGGAGCTCCTTTGTTCATAGGCTGATTACCAAAAATGGGATTTGCCGCAGGATTTGTATTGATGCCGTTTCGACGAATGGCATCGTCTACCATACGTCTTGCACAGGCTTTCTCTTCTTCCTGCGATTCAAATCTGACTGCTCCAGACATTGCATCGGTATCAATTTTGACACCAAACATGCTAAAGTCAAGGACTCCATCAGATCCTGCGGATTCGGAGCCAGCAGTCTTTGCTGCTTCTCCTACATCTGTTGCGTTGACAGTTTCGTCAACTTTGGTGGTGGTTGTAGCTGTATTATCTTTACGAGTGGTTTCACTCTCATTATCATTGATAATACCGGCTACACGGTCTTTCGCGAGTGGAGCTGTTTTATCTGCTCCGTACTTGTACATCGTAACTAAAGGATTAAAAATTGCCTTTCCTTTCATTATTCTGTACCTCCTTATAAAAATTATGAGAGAAGGATTTATTCCTTCTCTCATTCACTTTTATAGTATATCGTTAAAGAATCCTTTATTTACGATTCTTCGGATTTAAATGGATTATCAGCAAATTCCATTGGTTGAATCATTTTGCTTCTATTATCCATTATACCCAGAACTCGTTTATCAATATCATCTTTATTCATATTAATTTCTACGCATTCAGATGCATATTTTTTAAATACAGGCTTCTTAAAATCATAGAATTTCTTTGTATAATAGAATCCTGTGTCTACAATATCTTTATATAGTGTATTTGCTGCTCTAGTTCTACCAAGAGTTTGCTGAGCCAAAACTTTGGATTTAAAAGGCTCTGCAAGATTAACTGTTTCTACAAGACCTTTTATATCCATTGCGGCTCCAGCACTTTTAGTCGTACTTAATATTATCTTCTTTTCAAGTTCTCTAGGCTTTTTATCAGGAGGAATTATACTTGTATAAATTCCTATCTGTCCTATCAATTCTGGAAAATTCTGATATATTAAGTCTCTTACATAAAGAATTGCTTCATTAGTTCCGATATAGAACAAATGTTTTCCAGGTTTTCGAATTGCCATATTGACCAAAATAATTAGTAATTGCTGAAAATTATCATTTCTAACTAGATAATCGGTATATGCAATTCTGTTTAATCCATATTTATTTTTACAGCTAGCTGCATTAACTGGGGTCGGATTAGAATTGAATCTAATTGCAGCATATTTCGTATGCGGATCTGATTCGATATTGAATAGATTGATTGACGGCACATTTTTGAAATATAAACTAAATATTGCATCTTCCCCGGCATCGCTTCTACCAGGAGTAGCTGTTAAATAATAAGTCAAAAATGTATTTGAATAACAATCAATCTGAAACATATTGTCAAAATTCAAATGAGCCTCATCATAGTATTTGATTCCTATCTGACAATGAGTGAAGAATGATCTAATCTTATCCCATCCTTGCTTATCTCCAATACTCTTAATAGTAGAATGAGTTGAAAGAATAACTTTATATTTTGAAATGTCTCTATTAAAGAGCTTCATTAATGAAGGAGCTCCTGAAATCATATAGATCTCGTCAGCTGTAATATCTGTGTATTCAATAAAGAAATTTTTCCACTGCTCTAACCAACCAATATTATCTGTGATAACTATAGATCTATATCCCAGATATGCAGCAGTTGCAATAGCACAATATGTTTTACCTTTACCAGTATTTAAGTTTACTGACAGCATTGTGCTATTTTCATTTCTTTTATATTTATCCATACTAAGCATAAATCTTATAGCTTCTTGTTGTGTAGTATCTCTAGGTTTATATTTAAGCATAATTGGACCCACATCTCCTATTGGATCTATAGTTCCATCAACAACAGGTTCGGACTGTAGAAGCCTTTCTACATATCCGATATCAATACCTCTAGGGAGCATGAGTACTCCTCTCTCTTCATCATATATCATTCCTTTCGGAAATCGTCTATGATAAAGTCTATCATAAACAGAGAATGTTTTTTCTAATTGAGGGCAATCCCCTCTTCTATAATTGTTTATTTCTATATGAGTTCGATAAACAACGATTTTATTCATAATTCATCACCCCTTAATATTTCGTTCTAGATTCTATATAAAGCTAACATGAGGTAATTAAAAAAAAGAAAGAGCTTTATAAAGCTCTTTCTTTTCCATAACTAATTTAAATTAGTTATGGAAATATGCATTCATGATATCATCAAGGCCGGCAGATCCGACTCCTTCATAGATTTCAAGAATCCAATTTGCGAAATCAGGGCATCTTTGGAAGATGTCCATCCATTTCTTCTTTTTAGCTTCGAGCTCTTCAGGACTTGCTTCGCAAGCCATGGGATCAATAAGCTCTTCATTTTTCTTATTGATTTCGCTTGCAGGATTTTCCGGATTGATATCCTTTTCAAACTCTTTTTTGTTGATGTTGTTGAGGTTATTCTTTCTGAACTCTTTATTCATAAGATCCTCTTCTGCTGCAAAATTGCTGCCGGTATTGTCGTGTGCCATTTTACCATTCTCCTTTGCGTAAAATTTTTGTTTTATATATTAAACTCTTTCGAGGTTAATAACGGTCAGACTGCTAGTGCTAGTAGCAGAATGATCCCGGGTCCCACATGACCACAGGAGGCTTTGAATAAGGAGAATGGTTGAATTCACCACCTCCTGCATATTATATGAGAATAAGTAGCTTCGAATCGACATCCAATTGCGCGCAGATCAGATGTCTACGAATAAAAGGATTAAGAGATTCTAATGCTTCTCTTTCTCATTGTAATGATATACAATTAAAAAACCTTTAAATTACAAAAAAAAAGAATGGAGGGTATTACTACCCTCCATTTTCTTAAAATTTAATTATATTAGTAGAATTATTTGTATCTGGACCTCTAAATAGCCCTATAGACTCAATCGGGAATCCTGATACATTGTCCTTAATAATGGGAGCGTATTCAATAAATGGCAGAATCCATCCAGGAACAGGCTCGTTAGAAGGAATAGCTATAGAAGATATTCCTGTAGAAAATTCCTTTGTCTTCATAAGTTGTATAGCCTTCTCATATACATAAGGAAATGACTCTCTAATACGATCGATATTTTTCATATTAATATCAACTTTTGCGATATCAACAGAATTTCTTATGCTCATATCCAATGCTTCAGTTCCAGGTTCATGCAATGCATTATATGCATAGGAAGCTACAATACCCTGAATACGCATAGGATTTTCATAAGAAGAAAGAGACTTTACCTTTACAGGTTTAAAGAATCTCTTTTCGCCATTATTGATAGAATCAAAGATTTCTTTTTCAACGATAGCTATATCCTTTAAAACCCTAATCTGATCTATAGATTCTGAATTAAGAATATCATCATAAAGAATCTTTTTCAATCTTTCTTTAATTGCATTATTAGTACTGGATTTAACAAATGCATCCATGCCCTTAATATCAAGGGATTTATCTTCAGGAATAATATTTCCTTCCTGAAGTTCCATCTTTGATGCATAGTGCTTTTTAGCATCTGTAATAAGAACACGCTTAAATAGGAATTCGTTCTTGAGAACAAGTAGGCAAGGACGTTCATTATCACTATGAGCATTTCTTGCATACTTTTCCATATAATCATTGACAAGCTTACCAATACAGTATGCCAGAATATTGATAATAGAGTATCTGAGTCCATCCTGAGGTGTGATAACCATAGGATCTATCAGTCTATCCATTTCAATCATATCATCGTCTAAGAAGCTATAGTCCATAATCTTTTGTTTAGATTCAGATGTTTTAACTTCTCCGCTTTCAATAAATTCAAGAGCATCAACAACTTCATTCTTAATATTCATCGGCACACCGACACATAATTGTCTTACATACTGATACCAACCATCAAGGCTAATGATAGCAGAGTCTGTGTCTTGAATAATAGATACGGAACGAACTAGGGATGCCATCTTCTCAATACGATCTGTAATTTGTTTATCATAATAAACATACTCTTGAACAACTGCCAAAAATTCATCAAGTGCTTCTTGAATTTCCTCTGGCGGCTCATTCGGATCCATGAAGGGAGCAGATAATTGCTGAAGAATAAACAAAATAGACTGTTTTACTGGAATATTATCGATAAAGTGGAATTGATTATTCTTGTAGAAAAGCCTATCTAATTCATCTTGATTTAATTTAGCAAGAATATCCCAAACGATATACATCTCATCATACGAAGGTACCCATCCGAATCCAGTAGTGGACATTAACTGGAAGAATGTTTCATCAAGAGTTGCATGGTTGGTAATAATATCATTGCTGTTATAATGATGCTTCTCATTAAGCACATTATGAATGAATGTAATAAGCTCATTCATAGATGCATGAGGAACATTATTATTTAAGAAGCTTTCAAAGAATAGAGCAGCTGCAGAGTTACAAGATCTTCCTTGAGTTGTTACACTAGATGCAGTATAGAGGTTATAATATATACAACTATACTGGCCTGTGGCGCCATAGAATCCATTACTGTCTATCTTCAAAAGTAACTGAAGCAAATTGTATTTCTCGAAATCTTCAGATCCTTTCGGATACTTAAACATTTCTTTTTTCATTTTCTTACGGTCATTAATAAATCCATCGACCATTGTATATATAGGATTCGGCAATACACCGTGTCTGTTAAATAGAACTCCATAAGAGGTTATAATTGGTTCTCTTGAGATTATATAATCTGCAAGACCTCTTAATGTCATATCAATTGTTTTCTTTTTATAATTATTATCAATCTGAACGGCAGTATCTTTAAAATGCTTAGAAATAGAGTTATCAACAGCCGCTGCTAACTCAACCTCACTCAATGACGGAAAATTAAAATGTAGCATTTCCATTGCTACTTTCTTATAATTATACAAGATATCACTTTCTGGATATCTTGCTAATGAAGTTCGCATATTATCTTTCATTTACGCTTCTCCTTCTTTTTGATTATTATAGTACGGCCAAATAATCTAAAGTAAGTATCCATTTTAGACTCTTCTCTAAGCTCTTTTCTATAACGCTTAGAATATTGCTTTAAAATGTCATGTACAATTACAGAATTTCCTTGCTCCATATTTACTGGATCTACGATATAATAATTGTCTCCAAGCAAATATCCCATTATTTTGCCTATAGCTTGTTCATAATTTAAAAGCTCAGACTTATGAGGCGATTGATTTCTATATTTTTTACTATGCTTATATAAAATTCTATGAACTCTATCACAGTTTACTTGCTGCACAAGATCTGCTTTTATATAGCCATTTGTTAACTGGTCTAGTGATAAATTAGGGGTTGATTCTTCGTCTAATAAATATTTTTCAAGCAAATACATTGCTTGCTGTCTTGTTAATGTGTCTGGAATTCGCATTTCTAATATACCTCCATTTAATATATTATAATTTTGTTTTTGGCATTATGAAAGTTCATATTATGCTCATAATGATAATATCTAATCAAGCAACATTTATATAAATATCAATTAGGAGGACTCATGATATCTTTATGGAAATGGTAAACAGCAAGATCTTTGGATCTGCTGATGTCAAGTTAGAAAGTGCCCTCAAGAACCCTAATCAGTTTCGTGAGGCAGTTGTTTTTGAAACTTTGAGCAATCTTCCTTCTGCGAAGATTAAAGAATTTATTAAATCTGATGAAGCCAAAGCTATGATGGAAGCTGGAGTTATCAATCAGGATATGATTGATAGACTTGCTGACGGTAATGTGAATACTCTTCTCAGAACTACAGTTTGCCATATGGCAAAGGAAGAGGATGATCCCCTTTGGGATGAGCTTGTATCTCTTCGTATTCAGGAACGTAGAGTAATGAATGATCTCATTGCTAAATATGGCGATAAATCTGCTGTTGTTATGAAAGCTATCGATAAAGAATTTGTTGAAGCTTCTATTCCTGAATATTTCAGAAAGTAATAACATCTATATAAACAAAGATGTTTTCGGTTGAAGTTCATTTTGTTTATCTCCTTTCATTGTAATAAAGTACGTATGCGATAGTCTTCGGACTATCGCATATTTCTTTTTAGATACATATTATAATTATGATAAAAATAAGTTGTTAATGTTTCAAAAACAAAGTAATAACAACGAAAAGCAAAATACACATAAAAGGAGAATGAAAATGGCAAAACAAACAATCAACGAAAAAATTGAACGAATGCGCCTTGAGCAGGGTTATTTCGTTCAGGATTGTGGCTCATCCGCATTAGGCCACCCAGAAAATTATGGTATTTATGCCCCATTAGTTAATGGTGAGCAAGTCTTTGTCAAAACAAAAGACATTACAAAAGCAAACTGGCAGAGTCATTATGATTCTGTCTTAAATCTTCTTAGAGATGGAATCGAAACAGAATTAATTCAAAAATCATTTATTGTCGTAAATTTTTATGATAAGAAAGTTTTGGATTTGATGGTTCCAGATTATTTGTTAAATCTTATTATGTGGGATATGCTAATTCAGACAGGGGTTCCTGTAGAATCAAAGCATGTATTCTTTGCAAATGAGATAAAGAAAGATACAATTAAAGATTATATTGATAAATTTCTTATCGATACTAGCCGCAAAAAATTCTCTAATAAAGAGCTTAATAATATCATTGATGATACGCTGCATCGTATTCATGATATAGATGAATTTGCACTCTTTTTGGCAAATACAGTTAATCTTGAAGATAATGTTTTGCTTATGCAGAAATGCCCTGAATTCTATGAATGTATGCATGCAGATCTTCATAATGTACCGATTGAAGATGTTAAAGCAGAAGGTATGAAATTCGCTAACAGAGCAATCGATATTATGAAAAATGCAAAACAATATTTGGGTTATGATCATTGTCTTGCAGATGCTTGTAGAGCTTCTGAAGGAATAAACCCGAAGCAGTTTAAAGAATTTACAATTAATATCGGAAGCAAGCCTGATGGTCATGGAGGCATTTTCCCTGTTCCGATTTATAACTCATTTATCAATGGCGGTGTAGCAAATCCCATTGATTATTTCATTGAATCATCTACAGGTAGAACAGCGCAAATTATTAAATATAATAACGTTGGTTCTTCTGGACACTTTGCACGTCTTCTTGGTTTGAATAATATGGATTCGTTTTTGAATCCTGATCCCAACTATGATTGCTGCAGTCCTAATTTTGTCAGAATTACTATTAAGGACGCTAAAACATTAAAAATGCTTCGTAATAGATATTATAGATTAGATCCTCATGGGGTTGAAA